CCGCGCAAACGCTGCGAGTGCCCATCAGGGAACACCCTCAGGAGAATGTCGTTCAGGTACTCTTGGAACGTCATGGCGCACCTGTATTACGCTGTCGCCCCAACCTCTGCAACAGGTGATGTGGCCGTGGTGGCCTTGGGTCGGCGGCTGCGCGGTTTCTTGATGGCGTCTTCGGAGGGAAGCTCCAGCGCCTTGCCGACCGGCTCCTCGACTGCAACGACCGGAATGGATGGATCAGCGATTTTGGGAGCGTCGTTTGCAGGGCGTGCAACCTGTGGGCTGTCGATCCTGATGCCGTCGAAGCGCGACTTGCTGCGCTGCCTGAATGAGGCGCGATCGCTGGCCATTTTTTTTTGAGCCTCCCACTCCTCATCGGAAGTGACCTCCACGACCCCTCGCCCACCCCTGCGGATCAGCGCATCCAGCTCAGAGATGAGCAGCGGATCGTTGGTCTCCAGCAGCCCGATGTCGTCTCCGATGTCCTGGAACGGAATGGGGTGCCCCTTGGAGGTGTAGATGGGGCGACTGACCAACTCTTTCTTGAATCTACGCATTTGAACCTTCGATGTGTAATGAACCCTGAGAAACGATGTTGACCACCGGGGGAGCTCCCAGACCGATGCCTGGAGCCTTCTTGTCTGCCTGCACCTCTCCGGTGTCGATCAGGCCCTTGGCGGCCTCATTGAGCTGCTTGGCCAACTCGGAGTGGGACTTGATGAGCTTCGCCATCACTGCAGGCTCGTGGGCGTAATCCTCAATCATGCCGTCGATCCGATCCATCATGGACCTGATCTGCTCCACGTTGAAGAGGTACATGCCTCTCCCGACGTTGGTCACACCCACCTGCCGCAGGTGCTGGCCAAGCACACGATGAGCGACAACACGATCCATCCGCATGCTCTTGAGGCCTAGCACCTCTCCGGCATGCATCACCTGTTCCTCGGTCACCTGCTCCGGTGCAACAGTTATTGCGGCGATGTCATTCACTTTGAAAATCCGGCCGGTCCCATGGCGGTAATGGGTACCAGAATCGTGGAGATTATCAAACCGATTTACCAAAGCAAAAGCCCCCACCCGATTGCTCAGGAGGGGGCTCTTGTCAGCTGACTACTGATCAGTCGTTGGACGGATCGTTACCGGCGTAGTCAGTGTACTGGCCGAGGGCCGGGTTGCCGTACTTGTTCTGGTGCTCAGGGACGGCGAACGCGAAGTTCTCAAGCCACAGCGAGTTCAGCGGGTTGGTGACAATCACCGTGAACAGCAGGCTGTAGTGCTTGATGGATCGCTGCGGCACCTTCATCCGGCAGAAGGCATCGCCGTTGATCTCAGCCAGGCGCTTGATGTCGCCCGTGCGGAGGTCAACCGACTCGGACTGGATGTTCGCCATCTTGATGGTCGACCAGTCCAGGATGAGCATCCAGCGGCTCGCGTTCTCCAGCGCAGCGCCACCGGCAAGGCGGCCCGCGTTGACGAAGTCGTCGAGCGAGATGTGGGAGACGACGCGCAGCGTGACGCCAGCCGGGTAGTCCAGCTTGAAGTCCTGATACGCGAAGCCCAGCTGGGTCGTCTTCTCGGACATGTCACCGGCGAACCGGATGGTGTCCTCGGAGCGCGACTTCATGTAGCGGTACATGGCCTGGACGAACTGCACCTTGTAGGCGCTGTCCGTGATGACCTCGATAATCTCCGGGTTCGGCACGCCGGACGACTTGCGGGCGCGGTACAGTTCGTACAGCGCGGTCTGCAGCTCAGGGAAGTTGACCACGTCACCCTGAAGGTCGACGACCCGGCCGCACTCAGCGAGCTGCTCGTAGACACCCTTGACGGAGGCGCGACGGCCAACGCACTTGCCCTCCACGTTGGGGAGGTAGATGTAGTTGCCGGTGGAGCCATCGGTGAAGGACTCGATGACCTCCAGGTTCGGCCAGAGCTCCTCGGTCTGGTTCGGCAGGGCCTTGCCGAAGAGGAACTCGTGGACCATGCGGTTCTGGAAGTCGGCCGTGACCTGCCGATTGAACTCCTGCTGCTCCACATGATAGTACTTCTTGTAGAGTGGGTTGCCTTCCATCACGAGCCGCAGGTACTCCGCGGTGATCTCGTCGTTACACAGAGACCAGCGGGTGGACTGCATGAACGCCAGGAAGGTGGACTTGGTGTTCAGCTTCGGGATCTGATCGCAGTGGCTCTCGTACGGGCTGATGTTGTTCAGACCGCGAACGAGGACGCCGGAATCAGGGGTTCCGAGCTTCGCGCCGGACAGCGAGGACGCCGCGTTCTGGGAACGCAGGTACAGGACCGTGGTGTTGCCACTGACCGCGGAGTCAATGACGAGCCACTTGGTCTTGGTCGCCGTTCCGCCGGTGCTGACACCGGAGATGTGGACCACGATGTTGTCCGGGAACCACTGGTCGGAGGCCGGGATTCCGGTCTGCGACTCAGCGATACCGCGGATGTCGTAGGTCTTGCCGTTGGGGGCGGTGCCGGAGGCGGCCGTGTAGGTCCACTTCCAGTAGTTGACGTTGATGTGGTTGTCGCGATCAACGATGATGAACGGCATCACGTCCACCAGGCCAGACCGACCGCGGGGGCGGGTTCCGATCTGGGCGGTACCCCAATCCTCGGCGTAAGCGCGGATGAAGGTGTACAGCGGGTTCTCCTGGATGTTCGCGGCCTTGGCGACGATGTCCGTCTCCAAGAGCGAACCCATGATCCGCCACCGACCGTTGGTGTCCTTGTAGATGTCGTCCAGCTCGTCGGCCGTGGTCGGCGACAAGTTGCACAGCGTCAACCCGGAGCAGTTGTCGATACCCGTCCGCGTCAGCGGCGAGCATTTACTGAAGAAGTCATTAGGCATATTCGCTATTGTTATACCGACCTGAACCTACTGAGAAACAAATCGCTCGGATTGAGTTTCTTACTCCCATCGTCCGCCTTGGGGGCGGGGGCTGGAGCCGAGGATCCAACTGATGGAGAAACGTGTTTTTGCGCAGCAGGAGCGGCCTGTTGACGCTGCGTCTGACCCTGCTGACCAGAGCCTGATTGCGCAGAACTCTGCCCGTACCGTTTTTTCACGGCCGTTGTGATCTGATCGTACTCCTGCTTGATGATCGTTTTTTGATCGGATCGGAGCTTATAAAGGACCTCGTCCTTGCCCACCGTCCAGTACCTGGACCGCTTCTCCGCTGGCATGTTGGCGAAGTCCTCCATGGTGGCGAACCGCTTCTGCACTTGGCGACCCCCAATGGTCTCCACCTTGATGCGGTCAGACGGCTCCAGTGCCAGCACCGAGTTCTCAATGCTCATCATGACCTCCTCGATCTTGGCATGGATCGGATTGGACTGCGTGGGAGCGACAAGCCCTTCGGAGATCTTGATGGTCTCAGTGATCAGGGGGCTGAAGATCTGGGCTGCCTGAGACACCAGCTTCAGCGCAATGGGGTCTTCGTCAGCCAGGCCCTTCTCGCCATCCTTCTTCACCACCTCCACGAGCTTCGGGTCGATTGCCTCCAGGGCCTCCAGCACGGAATCCGTGGCCGTCTGCTCTGCGATTGGGGCAACCCGCTGGCGGCGTTCCTCGGACTGGCGCTTGGAGCTTTCCTCAGCTAGGGCCTTTGACGCCTCCTCGCGAGCCTCCCTCTTGATGATGCGGAGCTGGGCATCCTCAAGCTGCTCGTCGATGTCATCGAACTTGTTGGTCGGATCGTTTTCGGCGTACCAATCCGTGTGTTCGTCGTCGTTCGGGTCGAACTTCTCGCCGGGATTCTCCTTCAGCCACTCGGCCTTGTACTGATCCTCAATGCCGCCGACCTTCTTGAAGTCGACAACCTGCTTCACGATGCCCTTGAACGCAGTGTCCTGCTGCTCCAGCTCCTGGAACAGAGCCATCTTGCGCTGAACATTCTTGGGCAACTCGGGCTGTGGTTCGGGCTTTGGATCCTCCCGGATCTGGGAGGCCTTTACCGCGGCGGTGGCGGCGGCGGTGGCAGCCTTGGTGATCGCATCCTCATCCAGAAGCTCCTCAGCCTTGATGATCCGTGGTGCCTTGGCCCGCTTGGGCTTGGCTTCGGGTGGATCCTGCGGAGCTGGCTTCTCTTCAGCCTTCTCCGTGGTGGGCGCTTCAGTCTCCTGGCTCACTGACGCAGAGGGCTTCTCCTCCTTCGCAACCTCCGCAGGTGCGGGGTCAGCGGGCTTTGGGGCTGCCTCAGCGGGCTTTGCGCCAAACGAACTGAGAATGGTACGAGCCACCTCAGACTGCTTCTGTTTATCCTCCACTTCGTTACTCATACGAACTTCACTATCTGAAACGATTCCCTGCCAACCAAAGACTCCAGCTCGCGGATTGCGAGCCGAAGCGCGGCTGCCGAGGCCAGAGCTTCCTTCGCCTTCATGGGAAGGTCTGAACCTGCCGCCATTGCCGTGAGATCAGTCATGGCCGTTTGCAGTGCCTCAATCTCCAGGATGGATACCTGGCCTTTCAGCACCTGCAAAGCGACGTCCATCTGCGGATCCTCAAGCCAACGCCTGAGCTTTTTCTCATCCTCCCCGAGGAGAGGATGCTCGTGTATCATCATTGAGGCGGAGCGGGCGGCTGGGGCACCAAGGTTTCCACGAGACGGTTGAGCTGCTCCATGAGCATTCCCATGGCCTCATCCGAGGTCTGGGCTTTCTGCGCGATCTCGGTGATGGCCTGCTCAAGCGCCGTGATCTTCTGCTCGTGGGCGGCGACGGGCTCTCCAAGCTGCTGCTGGATTCCTCCAACGAGCGGCTCCAGCTGGGATTGGACGACCGCTTGGATCTGCTGCACAGCCTGCTCCTGGGAAGCCTGCTGCGCTGCCTGCTGCTCTTCCTCGCTGGGCGGCTTGGGAGCGGACATCATCGCCTTGAAGTCTCCCGGGACACCCATGCGGGAGGCCACCTGGTTGAACATCTTCAGGATGTTGTCGAGACCCACCAGCTGAGCGATCTGCGGGACCATCATGCGGTCGACGAACGTCAGCATCAGCTGCGCTGCCTGAGGATCGCTGATGCGGTTGGCTCCCTCGCGCTCGCTGGAGAACTGCTCAACCGACAGGGCCTCCTTGGAGCCAACGACTCCGTAGCCAGCCTCCTCTCCGCGCTCCACCTCGAAGCCTGCCCGGTTGAGGGCAGCCATTCCACCCTCACTGAGGTCAGCCACCTGGACGGTGATCTGGTCACTGCCATGTGCGAGCAGCGCATTGTAGAGCGCCTTCTTCATGGCGTAGATGGCCGGATCAATTCCAGACGCCGTGAAGCCCATCCGCGCCGTGGTGTTGGTCGCGGTGATGGACGTCTCGGTGGCGGACTGCTGGTGGTCAGCTGTCTGCCCGAGCTCCTGCGCGGAGAACCCGAGCACACGCTCAGCCATGCCGATGATGGTGTTGATCGCGCCGATCAGTTCACCCGTCGGCTGGATGGGCATTTGCACAGGCACAAAGGCCCGGCTGTAGTCGCTCTGCTGGCGGGCGAGGTGCTTGCCAGAGAACTTCGCGAACTCGATTCCGCGGAGCATGTTCTCGGCGGAGTTCTCCACGGTCTTGAAGAACTCGTCGGTGACCATGTCCGTGTCCACCCCAACCACCCGGATGAGGTTCTTCTTCACAGTCATGAGGTACTGCGAAAGAAGGTTGGAGATGTGGTCCTGGAACGGCAGGAGCTCCTGGGCCAACGAGGAGTTGGTGGTCCGGTTCTCGTCGTACTCGTACAGGTAGGCGTGGACGGGAGCGTAGCCCATCGGCTCGGCGAAGATGACGCTGCGATCGCCTGCGTAGACGAAGCGCATCCACACCGGGTACTCGTAGTCTCCGAGACCCCAGTCCTTCGGGACCAGCTTGTGATGGAAGTCCACCACGTCGACGCCATCGTCGTTCTTGGCTCCCCGCCGGTAGTAGAACGCCTCCTGCTCGCGCTCGTTGCTGCCGCCAGTCCTGATGTCCGGGAAGCGGGCGGCACACGGGTACAACTCCTGGTAGTACGTCCAGAGGCTGCTGTTGCGCCAGGAGAGGTCCTTGAACCCGATCTTGTCCTTGTTCCAGTAGTGGGGGCTGGAATCAACCTCCTGCCACCGCTTGATGCTCCAGAACCCGGCGTACTCACAGCCGGAGTCGCTGTTGATGGTGTGGAGCGGGTGGGCCTGGTCGAAGAAGCAGCGGGTGGGGTGCGGGCGGTACCACCGGATACCCTCCTTCACCACCTTCTTGGATCCCTTGATCATCTGCTCCTCGCGGTAGTAGGACTCCCGAGGGAACACGAGGCACCGTGAGTACAGGAGCATGTCCTTGATGGACTGCTTGATGTCCTCGCGGTAACCCAGATCGACAGAGAACCGATCAATTCGGGCCGTGATCACCTTGCACAGGGCGCGGTCTGCCTCGTCCTGCCGGTGAGGCTCGTACTTCAACAGAGGGTACACGTCCCGGTCGTTGAATAGCTTGGCCCACCGGATCTTCACGTAGGCCGCCACCATCGGCATGAAGATGTTGAAGAACGTGGGCAGGTTGAGCTTCTTCCCCGGATTGCCGGAGTTGTTCTTCATCCGCCGACCCATGTCGTCCAGGCGGTGGCCGGTGGAATCCACCATGTCCACGAGCATCGACTCCAGGCCCCAGTCCTTGGCCATGGACAGAAGCTCCTTCTGGCCCGGCCCACGATCGATCAGGTCGCTGACGATGGTGTAGGTGATCTGGTTCTGGGAGGCGTCGAATGCCTTGTCGATGGCCCTGATCACGCGAGCCTCAGCCAGGCTGCGGCGCACTCCTTCATCAATGCGCCAGCGGTGAAGCTCAATGAGCTTGTTCACCTTCTTGCCAGACTCGGTCTTCTCGCGCTCTTCGTCAGTAGCCTCGAAGATCTTCTTCAGGGATTCCTGATCGAGGCCCTTTGAACGAACGTGTTCTAGGTCGATGTACATGTGGTCAATGGTTCCGCTGGTGTCTGGACTGAATCAACCCACTTCTGGTAGATCTCGTACTCCTGCGGTGTCACTTGGAGCGACATCTGGATCTTTACGACCGGGCGCACCCTGAGCCCGGGACAGAGATCGAACTCATCAATGAGCTTCTCCTTCAGCTCAACCAGATAGATTTTACCGATGTCAGGCCTTACGCGCCGACGCTGAGGTCGGACTGCGGCCAGCAATCCGATCTTCCCATCCACATCCGTGACGATCCGGATCTGCCTGTGGGGTGACTTGCCTCCGACCAGCCGATCCAGGTGATCAAGTGGCCGGTCGTCCTGCTCAAGCCTCTTCGGAGTCGCCTTCTTCATCATCACCTTCTTCATCATCCTCGTAGGCGACCTCGGTCGGCTTCCCACCCACGGCGACGATCTCAACCGTCACATCGGTGGGGCCGTCCTTGGTGTCGGTGATCCGGGAGATCTTGAACTCCGCCGTCACGCGCATGGTCTTTCCGGCTTGGAGCTTCTGGTTGCCGAAAACCGCCGCGATGGCCTCCTTGTCGTAGAGGGAGAATGACGGATAGCGCGGCTCCGATTCAGATTCGCTGTCCTTGGACATGGCGATGACCATCCCACCTGACGGCTTGTAGGCGCAGTCTTTCATCGGCTTGAGCCTTAGCGATTTTTGTGTAACCGTCAAACGCGCAATGGATAGTCATCAAGGCTGGGTGCAAGCGAATGGCAGCTGGTACCCCAGCAGAGCGGAAAAGCAGCAGCAGATCTTCGATTGTGCGCATAGATACACCCTGATCCACGGCCCTCGTAAGACAGGTAAGTCCACAGGAATCCAGCACAAGGTGTTCAGGTGGCTGGTGCAGACTGAGAACGCCTCTGTGGGCATCTTCTCACGCACCACCCGTAACGGTAAGCAGGGTGTTTGGAAGGCTCTCATTGGTGACATCTACCGATCCTGGAATGCCATGGGAATGACCGAGTGGGTCAAGGAGCCTGGCTATGAGATGGACACGAAGATGGCATTCTTCCGGGTCCGAAACCAGTACGGCGGGTACAGCGAGTGCCAGCTTCACTCCATCAACTACGACGAGAACGCCGAGGAGCTCCTGAAGGACTCGACCTTCACCCACATCTACATGGTCGAGGCCGATCGATTCGACCGGAAGTCTTTCAACGCGCTGCAGATGACGCTGCGCTCAGCCTCTGTCCCGTACGAGCGGCAGCAGTTCATCCTGGACTGCAACCCACCGGAGGAGGGCGAGGATCACTGGCTGCATGACGTGTTCTTCAAGGCCAAGGGCGAGACCTCCATGGAGCAATGGAAGCTGCTGCATGAGCAGATCAGCGTCTCCATCGACGAGAACCCGTTTCTCAACGATATCCAGAAGCAGGAGATCTACCGCACCTACCAGCACGACAAGACCCTCCTGGATCGGTACTACTACGGCAAATGGGTGCGGGGCATGGAGAACTCAGCCTTCTCGGACGTGTTCATGCCAAACTTCCACATCGTTGGGGAGTTCGACTCCAACAAGCGCGAGAACGAGATGGAGCTGCTGCGCCCTTCCAAGGGGGCCTACGTGATGGACGTCGGTCTGGACGTTGGTGATGTGAACACAGCTGTCAGCTTTGGGTGTCCGCGGGTGGATGGGCACAACATCGCGTACGACATCGTGGATGAGATCGTCTACCTGAAGGACCGGGTCACCCTGGAT